TATCAGTGTGGGTCGAATACTTCCCTAAAAAGGAGTACTGCACTGACAAAACGATGAACTGTGAACCAAAACATCGCCGCCTCGATCCGGAGAAAGCTGGAGAAGGTTGGAACCCCGATGTGGGGGTCTTCCGTCTCCTCAAGATTGCAAACGCAAAGCAGCAGACGTGGGAGTTCCAAGAAGATATGGAATTTCCCGCGTTCGTGAAACACCTGGCACAATTGTACAAGGGAACTCACAAGCAGCATGAGAAGTATGCAGAAGACTTGAAAAAGCTTGTCTCAGACATCCGTGAAGAAAAGGGGATGTTCTACGAAGGCTGGCTTGACTGGTTCCAGTCGAGCAAAGAAGAACCAGAACCGGGAACCATCGATCCCGAGTCTGTCCAGGAGGAATCTATGGTGGATTACCTCAGACGACAAAAACAGATTTATGTCGACTGGACGAAGACGAAAATGGAATCTCTCGCTGTGGAAGCTGGCACGGGCCAGTTCCGCAGTATGGCAATACTGCTCGGGCTGCTTTTCGGAGCGCTCGGTGCAATCGTCGTCTTCCTTCATTGGTTGTTTGGCGAAGCCAAGAGAGAAGAGCAAGGCCTCACGGGTCTGCCTGCTGCGAACAAGATGATCGTGAATTTCGACCGAATGAGTAAAGACTTTCGGTACATGCAACCGCACGAACGAACGGTCCATCCAAACGCAAGGTCCTTCTTGGACGCTTTCCTCACGGAAGCAGCAACCGGAGTCAAAGAGCCGAAGCGCGACAATAAAAAGTTGGCTAAACAAGCAAAAGCCCTACAACAAAAAGTCGACGCGAGCTCCCACACCCATCTTGACATGGGCCGGCACAGACTGAGGAGGAGTGACTTACCTGACATTGTCGAGTACCACGCCGAACTGTTTTCCGACGAGCGATCACCATCGCTTTTCGGTCCCACGTTCGTGGCAAGTTTCCTTAAAAGGAACGTGTACCATATGTACACTGCCAACCAGGACACCGGCGAAGACGACTCGAAGGGTAAGGTCACAATGCTCACCGGGAGGATCGGAATGCTTAACGCGCATTACATAACGCAAATGAAGCGAATGCGCGAGGCGGGCAAGATCTCAGACGAGGACCAGATGATTCTCGTGCGACACGGAGACCCTACGAAACAGGTTGCCGTCCCTTACAGTAATTTCTTTGACGAGGAAAGGACTGTTATCGACTATGATCGGGATTTGGCACTTGTGGAATTCGGGGACTTCATGCAGAACGCACGGAACATCGTGGATTTCTTCGTTGATGAGCTCTCGTACGGTCGCAATCGCGACTTCAACGTGAGCATCGTCGCCCCCAGAGCTCCAACGAGCCTCATGATCCACGAAGTGGATTCAAGGTGTGTGGACAAGCCGATTACGGTCGGTGAGCACACGCACCGCCACACAGTCTTCTACAAAGCGCGCACACGCGAAGGGGACTGTGGCAGTCTGCTGTATCTGAACACAAATGAGCCAAAGAAAAGGCTGTTCGGAATCCATATGGCAGGCAGCGAAAGCGGAGACAGCAAAATTGGCTACGGGACGATCGTCACATGCGATTATCTCAAAAAGCAGATCAGCAAACTCCGGCCTCAGATTGAGCGCAAATACGCGGACATCGAGGCAGACATCGTCATCAAACACGAGTCCAGAATGGACGTCGTCGACGTGCTGCCCGTGCGTGCTGTACAACCAGAGAAGTCAGCATACATCAAAAGTCCACTGTATGGCGTGCTTGGAGCCCCTACCAAGGGGCTGGCACGCCTGGCGCCTTTCAAGGCACAAGACGGCACAGTCAAGTCGCCGCTCCACCTCGCTCACCAGAAGCAGATGACAGTCAATGTCACTACTAATGAGCAGGATGTTGAAGCAGCGGTTCTCAGCGTTGTCAAGATGCTCAAGCCTTGCATCAGGAACAAGAACAGGCTGCTCACTTTCCGTGAAGCAGTCGAGGGAGCAAAGGATCTCACGAACCTCAAACCCATACCCCGTTCCAAATCTGCAGGCGTGTCGGCTTTGTACCGACCGAGCCTCTTCAACCCAGGGAAGACTGCAGCCTTCGGCCAAGAAGGCGATTTTGTCTTTGACACACCCGGCGCAAAGTACGTTGAAAGGGAGGTTAACACCACCCTCGAAGCTTGCAAGGCGGGTATTGACCCTGGCTTCATCAGTATCGACACATTGAAGGACGAAAAGTTGTCCCTCGAAAAAGTGTCTATTGGTAAGACCAGGATCATCCGTGCCAACGACATCGTCGCTACTGTCGTCACGCGCATGCTCTTTGGAGCTGTGGCGAGCGACCTGGTCGACAACAAGATCTTCAACGGCATTGCTGTGGGAATCAATCCCTACTCAAAAGACTGGGAACACCTCGTCAAGCACATTACGTGCCTCGGACCCCATGTGGTCGCAGGTGATTTCTCCGGTTACGACAACAGCCAATCGTGCCAGCTCTTGACCGCAGTTATCAAGGTGCTGAAGAGCTTGTGTGCCTTTGAGGACCCCGAACTGAACACCGCTGTTGACGCGGTGGGGGTGTCGCTCTCACAACCACGCTACCTTACAGGGAGAAAGGTGTACGAGCAGGACCATGGGTTGCCTTCAGGCAACCCCCTGACCTCGATCATGAACTCCATTTTCGGACTGATTGCCTTTCGGCTTGTCTGGATGGATTGCACACGCCATATGTACCCTACCAGATCCCTCAGCATGAAAGGCTTTGAGGAGTGCGTGCGAGTGGAAATGTATGGGGACGACAATATCCTCAACATCGCATCCAGCGTGATTGACGTGTTCAATCAAAAGACGATCATGGCACATGCTCCAGCAAAAGGCCTGACCTACACGTGCGAGGACAAAACCAATCTCAACCCACCTGCTTACCGCACTATCCATGAGATTTCGTTCCTCAAGCGCGAGTTCAGGTACGAGCCAGCACTCGACCGAATCGTCGCCCCGTTGGACCTTGACACGGTCCTCGAGATGAGCTACTTCACAAAGAAGGGTGGCTCAGCGCTCTCGATCACAACAGACAACGTGATCAACAGCATACGGGAATTGTCACTCCACGGAAGGGAGGTGTACAACCATTACGCTCCGCAGCTAGTCGCAGCTGCAGAAGAACAATATGGTGCACACATTCCACTCCCTACGTGGGCAGCCCAGATTGCGGAAGTACAACAGTACACACCGCCCTGGATGTCTGAGCACTTTTAAGTGCAAAAACATCCGGCCTGCGGGGGCCTTAAACTCGCAACTTTCGGAGGCCGGTCATACTTGACCGGCCCCCCCGTCTGCGGGGACGTTAAACTCGCGCGGCAGGGGCGGAATGCCCAGGCACATTTCTGGTTACCATCAGTGCACCGATAAACGGAGTCAAAAGGTTCACTGTCAGGCTTTAATGTGTAACACTCTCGGCTGTTTAGTCGTACGACACCAGGACAGAGTATAACGTCCAGGGAAACTCCGGGTAGAGAGCTATGCGTCGGTCCACGCGCTACTCTACCTAATTAAACGGACCGCCACCACTGAAGAAAGTACAATAGTACATGTTCAAGAGGACGCTGCGGCACAATCACATGCCACAACGTCCTTCAGTACGGATAATATAGCCCGTACTGCCACCCCACAACTTGCAGGAAAAACTGCTGGGTTCGACCTTTTAAGGGCGCCCGACTGGAGCAGATTAACTCTACGAGAACTATTAAGCCAACCCGTCCCTATTCAACAGGGAATTCAGGCTGTTGGTTCACCAATAGACGTGAGTTATTTCTCTCACAGTGCACTTTTGACTGCGTCCCCTTTCCACTTAGAGAAGGTTAGGGGATACATGGGAATCCGAGCTACTGTTGTAGTGCGCTTCGTTGTGAACGCAGATAAGTTTACCTCAGGTCGACTGATTCTGTCATTCCAACCAGGGAACCCGTATTACGTTACGAGACGCAAAGACTTTCGCCACACGACGCAATTGCCTCATGTGGAGATTGATCTGAACACAGACACGGAGGTCGTACTTAAGATTCCTCACCGTGGGCCTTATACCCACTTTGATATCACTAACAAGAAGTACGACACCGGCCTCTTCCGCATTACGGAGTACCTCCCCCACCGTGGGAATCCATATTCATGGACTTCTTACGTCTCATTCGAGGACATCGACCTTCTGGCTCCTACAGCTGCCGAAACGGTGTCCTATCAAGGAAACCTCGAAATTGAGGAGAAAAATGTACCGCTGTCTACTAAGGTAGCTGCACTTTCCAGTGCCGCAACTGCAGCAAGTACGGTACCGCTTTTATCCTCTTTCATGGCCCCTCTCGCTTGGGTCACAGGCGTTGCGAGCAATGTGCTCTCGGCTTTCGGCTATTCACGCCCGTCTACGACAGTCACACCAAACGTTTATTTGAAACGTGGTGTAGCAAAACTGAATCAAACAGACGGTACGGATTACGCTGACCAAATGGCAATGACTACTGCAGCTTCGGTCGCAGTGTCCAATCAAATTGGTCTTACCGAACAAGACGAAGCCTCGTTCGCGTTCCTGTGTCAAGCAGACGTTGCAATGTTCCGGTTTGCTACTACAGTTTTGGAACCCGTTGGTAACAGAATCTTTACGATGCCTCTATCACCTTTTAATATGAAGGCTCGTTCAGATATAAACAGTGCAATTATAATGCACCCAATGGCTTTCATTGCTAACGCCTTCATGAAATATAGAGGCAGCTTAAAGCTTACCATGGAATTTGCAAAGACTGTGTTCCATAGCGGACGATACCTTGTGGTCTTTGAACCCATCAATCCAGAGGGTGTTTCAATCGCGCCATCGCGTGTTAACACTATTTCGGATGCGATAAATTGTCACAAGGACATCGTCGACATACGCAAGGGCAACACTTTCGAGATCACTTTTCCTTTCACCTCCTTCGTTCCTTATTTGTCTACTGAGAGACCATATGGTTATGTGCACGTATTCGTACTCAACGCTTTAGTTACGGAAAACGCCACTGTACCCGGTACCATTGACATAGGAGTGAAGTTCGCCGCATGTTCTGACATGGAGTTTGCTTGTCCCTCGGACCCCCGCTACTGGCCGTATCTACCACAAGACGATACGGTTGCAGTCAACCTGGGTCCAGGTGTTTTGCCCGAAACATTAGACGGAATTTCGTATGAGTCTGGTCTTGAAGTTGGTGACAATGTTATTGTCTCCAAACCTATTGGCTCTACTATTCTGCCCTCGGCAACCACTGACATGGCAGCTCTGTGCATTGGTGAGAAAATCTTGTCGTTGAAACAGCTTGCAATGAGGAGTAAGTTAGTGAAGGTCGCAACTGCTGACCTCCTACAAAGCTCAAACCCCTTCGCAATAGACTTGTTCAGAGACACTGCCTGGTATACAGCCACTGGCGGTGTTCCCGCGTTTAAAGAGTTCCATGATTGGTACTCCTACGTGGGCTCCCTGTATCAGTATGTGCGAGGTGGGGTCACGGTAACGTTCGGCAATCAGAGCGGTGGTGAACCTATTTTGGTCAACACTCGTGTCGACAACATCCGCAACGACCTCGTTGCTCCTGTCTCGTTCCCCTACGACGAGTTCAGTCTCCAGCATGTCATTGAACCTGACTCGCTGGACAGGGTGTATTTCCCACCCTACAATAATTCCTATGTTAGGTACTCTCTGCCCACTCCGGTGCAGGGCGACACTGGACAAGGAAACCCAGGTGACTATACCTGGGACTCTGGACTAGCACACACAAAGTTTTATGTGTGCGGGTTTAACGAAGGCCAACCTACTGGTGGTTGGAAGATGTGGCGTGCCGCATCTGACGACACACAGTACGGTGGGTTTATGGGCACTCCCTACATGATTCTCCGTGAACCATGGAACGGTGCCTCGCCTGCCGACTTCAAAGCCGAATCGTTTTTCTTTCCGAATACGTGAAGTCCCGTCTTATTGACGTAAAATAATAAAGTAGAAATGTTGTAGCTGTTTTGTAGTTATCCTGCACCACCACCCCAT